TATAATCCCCCTTAGATGGCAGGGCCGTCTCCTATGTTGCCGATGGTCGGCGCATATGAACAAAAGGGCTTATATCATGGCAGAAATCAAAGTTAAGGGCCGACGCGCCAAACTGGACGGACGAGTAGCAGTAACCCCGCGCCGTAAACCAGGCGAGCAAACCGAGCACACCAATCTTGGACCTGAAATCGAGTACGGAAAGCGCCGTAAAGGCGGCAAATGCGGACGCCCTACTGACTACAGATCCGTTTACTGCGATCAGCTTCGCCGCTATTTTGCCGACGCCGACGCCTGGCAGGTCAACTACTCCGATAAAGGCGCTGCGCAAGTAATCCCCCGCAACAAAATGCCAACCTTCGGCCGATTTGCCGCTGAAATCGGCGTGGGCGTAGCTTGCCTGTATCGCTGGGCGCGTGCGCATGAGGAGTTTGCCGAGGCGATGGCGGACGCAATGGAGTTGCAGAAAACCTTCCTGATGGAAGCTGGCGGCGTGACCATCGCGGCGGGCTTCGCTACATTCCTGCTTAAAGCAAACCACGGCGTCCGCGACGATGTACCGCTGGATGACGACGAAGATGATAACGGCGACGTAGTTGTCGAACCTTCCGGCAAAGGCCAGGGTGAATAATGCGTAACTATGCGGCAGAACACCGCGCCCTTGAACGAGCGATCGCAAAGCGAAACAGACCTCCGCGCCCGACACGCGTTGCGCAGGCTGTCCGCCTTTACCAGCCTGATTGCTTGCCGCACCAGGTTGAACTACTGCGCGACACAAAGACTAAAATCCTCGGCCTGTGTTCCGGCTTCGGTGGCGGAAAGTCGTGGGTAGCTGCGCGTAAGGTCATCCAGCTTCTGACACTTAACCCTGGTTATGACGGCATCGTGACCGAACCGACTATTCCACTCCTGGTTAAAATCATGTATCCGGAACTGGAGAAGGCATTCGACGAGGCTGGCTTCCGGTGGAAGTTCAATAAGCAGGATAAGATCTACAATGTGCTGGTGAAAGGCAAATGGACACGCGTTATCTGTGAATCAATGGAGAACTATACCCGCCTGATCGGGGTCAACGCCGCGTGGATTGTTGCCGATGAATTCGACACTACGAAGCAAGACGTCGCGCTGGCGGCATATCACAAATTGCTCGGTCGTCTGCGTGCGGGCTTCGTCCGCCAGTTCGTCATCGTGTCAACGCCTGAAGGCTACCGGGCGATGTACCAAATTTTCGAGGTGGAGAAAGACAACCAGAAACGCTTGATCCGGGCGAAGACCACGGACAACCACCATTTACCGGCAGACTTTATCGACACGCTCCGTAGTCAGTACCCAGCTAACCTGATCGACGCGTACCTGAACGGCCTGTTTGTTAACCTTACGTCGGGCGCGGTATACAAGATGTTCAACCGCGAGGAGAACGCCAGCACCGAAGAAGTGAAGCCGGACGACACGCTGATTATCGGTATGGACTTTAACGTCACGAAGATGGCGGCGGTTGTGTACGTCAGACGGCAGCGAGTCACCGAGAACAAGGAGTTCCGCGACGAGATTCACGCGGTGGATGAATTTGTGGACCTGTTTGACACCCCGGCTATGATTGAGGCGATAGAGGAGCGCTACCCCGATCATTGTGCTGCCGGTCGTGTTGTCGTTTACCCGGATAGCAGCGGCAAATCCCGCAAGACGGTCAACGCGTCGTCGTCCGATATCGCACAACTGGAAGATGCGGGCTTCGAGGTGGAGTATGACAGCGTTAACCCGCCTGTGAAAGACCGATTGATTGCGATGAATACGATGATGTGCAACTCGAAGGGCGTGCGCCAGTATTTTGTCAACCTGGATAAATGCCCTACACTAGCGAAATGTCTGGAACAGCAGGTTTACGACCTGAAGAAAGGCGAGCCGGATAAAACCGCCGGGGTGGACCACATGAACGATGCCGCGGGCTACCCTATTGCGCACTTGTTCCCTGTGATTCGTCCGATCGCAGTTGTTCCAACTGTAGACTTCTACTAAGGAAACCGACCATGACCGTTAACGTTGACAACCAGCACCCACTCTATGCGCGCATCGCGCCAGAGTGGAAAATGATTCGCGATTGTGTAGCAGGGGAGCGCGCCGTGAAGGCGTGCGGACCATTGTATCTGCCACACCCAGCCAGCGGCGACACCACAGACCCGAAATCGCGTGCGCGCTATAAGGCATATAAGCAACGCGCTGTCTTCCTGAACGCCACCGCCCGCACACTGAATGCCTTGTTAGGCGTCGCCTTCGCCAAACCGGTGAGTATGGACCTTTCCGGGGCAATGGCTGACCTGATCGAAGACGTAGACGGCAGCGGGATGCCCCTGGCGCAACTCCTGCGCGGCGCTATGTCGGAAGTGCTGCAATCGGGCCGCGCAGGCTTTATGGTGGACTATGACCGCCAGGCGCATTTTGACGAACTGGGTAACGTAGTGCCGCAGACAGCCGCTGAAATGGCGGCACACCGCCCGCTTATCCGCCTGTATACGGCTGAACAGATCATCAACTGGCGGCAGACCCACGGGGTCGACACGCTAATCGTGCTGAAGGAAACGGACGAAATCAGCACCGAAGACCAGGACGACTTCGCAAACCACGAGGTGACCATCTGGACCGAGCTTCGCATGATTGACGGCAAGGCACACGCCCGCCGCTGGTTTTACAATGCGGACACGTCAGAAGTGCAAATGGACTTGCCGCGGGGATTCACCCGAACCGACCTTGTTCCACTGGTGGATGCTGACGGTAACGCGCTTACTCAACTGCCATTTTGCTGGTGTGGTGCTGTGGACAACAACGCGACGCCGGACGCCGCACCGCTGGCGGATATTGCATCCATCAACATTAAGCACTACAACGCCGAAGCAGACGTCGCCGAGATTGCGCACATTGTGGGCCAACCTACACTTATTGCGACCGGTCTTACCCAATCATGGGCTGATAAAAACCTGAAGGGTGGCATCGCACTAGGCGCGACTAAGGGCGTTATCCTGGGCCAGAACATGGACGCTAAACTGCTTCAGGCTGAGGAGAGAAACCTGTCAGTTGCGCTGTGTGAGCGACGCGAATTGCAAATGGCTAAACTGGGCGCGGCCCTGGTCGAGAAGGGGACCGCACCTAAGACGGCAACTGAAGCGGCCTACGATGCGCAGACTGATAACAGTATCCTGTCACTGATTGCCGGTAACGTTGAGAAGGCATTCAACCGTGCGCTGCAAATCGTCAAACTGTTCACTGGCGACACCGCAGATCAACGCGTAACGCTGAATAAGTTCTACACCGAAATCACGGTTGACGCACAGCTTATGACCGCGATGATGGCTGGTGTGCAGACCGGTACGGTCCGTCTGGCGGACTTTATCAAGTGGATGATGGCCCAGGGCGTCATTGATGACTCGCAAACCGTTGAGCAGGTGGAAGACGAATTGCGAAATCAGAATCCATTGCCTCAAATGTCCCCGGATGCGGTAGAATCTACCGAAGAAGACCCGGACAAGGTAGCGGACAATGGCGAAGACAATTAATCAATATATGGCGGATCGAATGATTCGCCGTCACATATTCACCCAGCGCCTGAGCAATGACCAGGCGCGGAGGGTGCTGGCTATGTGGGAGAAGTTCCGTCCCTCGTTACTTGGTAAGCTGACCGAGTTACTTGATGGCAAAAAATCCATGAATAACAAGGCACTATCCACGCTGTTAACGCAACTCGACAAGACAGTTAAAGCAGAATTGCGCACCGAGTTTAAGGCGTTGGCTGAAAGCCTTCAGGAGTTTGCCGACACGGAGGCCGATTATCTCGCCGACACATTAACGGCAGCGATCCAGCCGGTGGTCGCTGTACCTGCGATCGAGGTGGTTGGCGTAGTGACCGGTGCGCAGATCGCAGCGACTGCGATGAAAAACCCGTTCCAGGGAAATACCATGATGCAATGGCCCGATTCATTGTCTGAGTGGACCAGGACGCAGATCGGGAATCAGGTGCGCGCTGGATTCATCCAGGGTAAGCCGACTATGGAAATTATAGCGGACGTGAGGCGCGCGCTCGGCGGTCGTAGTGCGCAAGCTATCTCAAGCGTTGTTAAGTCCGCAGTCAACCACTATGCGGCGACAGCCCGCGAATTAATGGTAAAAGCTAATGACGATATTCTCGAAGGTCGCCAATGGTTATCTACATTGGACACGCATACTTCTCCCATGTGCCAGCTACGCGATCGCCTGTTTTATCCGGTTGATGTTACTCCCGACACCAAAGGAAAGCGCGGCGGGAAAATGGTGGCTGGGTCACAATATGGCGCTGGTCCGGGAAAGTTGCATTATTGTTGCCGGTCGACGGAGACGTGGAAGGTTAAAGGCATGGAAGATTGGCCCAGTGGTAAGCGTCCGGCACTGAAGGCTGACGCGGGTCGATTGCTGAGTGAGCAGGTCGACGCGCAGACTGATTTCTTCTCATGGGTGCAGCGCCAGCCGCGCCATATCCTGGAAGAATTATACGGAGTGCAACGCGCCGACCAGATTATGCGCGGCGTGAAAGTGCCGAAGATGTTCACCGATTCAGGCGAACTAATGACTATTGCGCAGCTTAAAAACCGGGGGTTATGGCGTGATTAAATATGCAGCGATTGGACTGGGTGTCGGTCTGGCGGTAGGATTCTGGCTAGGTGACTCCTATCGCGCTGGCGTAGTGGCGGAGGCGGCGCAAGAAGCGCAAGCCCAAGCCCAACGGCAGCAAACTAAAGTTGTTGAGCGCTCCGTGCAGGCCGAACAGGCCCGCGACGTAGAATACCGGACTATCACGAAAGAGGTTGTTAAATATGTTACGCGCCCTAACCGCCCTGATTGTAGTTTTGATGCTGAGCGCGTGCGGATCAAGCAACGTGCCGTTGATGCCGCTAACGGAGTCGGCGCTGCGACCGCCGTGCAAGTTCGATAGCCCGTCCGCAGACCCCGACGAGGATTTGATGATTGACGTGAAAAATATGGAATGCGGGGCGAAGCTGAGGGCGCAGGTCCTGGAGTTGCAGCAAATAATTAAGGGGCCGTAATGGCCCCTTTTCGTCAGCGCGGAATACCGCAAATCTCGTTGAGAGTTTTCACATCCAGCGCCACCGCCGTGGATTTTGGCTTGTCCGGGTATGGTATGAATTGCTCAACTTCAGGCCATGCCTTAATCAGCTTCTTGTCAGTATTGTGCAGGTCCAGCACACCGGTAACGGTGAGTTTGAACGCATCATACTTCGCGCGTAACTCGCGACGGGCTTTGTCGTTGCGGTCCAGGCGTTTACAGAAATCATGATCTGCCGGGTAGTCTACGCGACCGCGTGGAAGATATATCGGCAGCGCTTTCCCGTCCTCGTCCACTTCGCACACTGACGCGAGCATAACCGTCTCGAACCCCGGAACGATATCGCCGAGATCAGGCGCGAGCATATTCATATATTTCTCTTCCCAGTACCCGCGATGTACGCGGTATTGGCGACCGTCACCGCTCAAGGACAAGGTGCGAACATTTCCGCCTGCGTTGATTTCGAAAGTGGCGTCGTAAACGCTGCCGATACCCTTCGGACGGTCGGTGTTATAACTATACGTCGCCTTGTTGGTGTATACGCTGACGCCGTACATCTGCGACTGGTCATCGAGGATTAACAGGATATGCTCGCGTAGCGCGGCGAATGTGCGAATGCCGTCCGGCATACAGTCCAGCGTGATTGCGTACGCCAGATCGCGGGAGTCCATCATGATTGATTTGGCTTCGGTTGCGATTTCGTGGTCGCGCAGGATGTTAGCCAGGATCTGATTTTTAATGTCTTTCGTCAGTCTCATTTTTGTGTCCTCGTTGTTGGGGCTTTCGCCCCGTTTGGTTTAGTTGAATTTGATGCCGCCACCAACAGGCCGCTTTGTTCGCTACAAACGCATCGGCATGATAACAAGGAAGGCCCCACCTTTGAACGACACACGTGTCGCCTTGTCGACCCCCCGGAATTCCAGTTTTAAGCTATCAAACTTACGGTCGAACAATTTAGCAATTTTGAAGGCGTCGGATAGGTATGCCCCATTAAACCCGATAGCCTCCACTTTAGCGCTGGCGAAAGACGAAACTCTACGCCAGTCTGGGAATCGTCCGTCTATGTTCTCTACGGGCAGGGTCCCTATTAATACGTCTTTACTATCAAAGAACGCTGCGGAGGTGTCGTCAATGTTGCAGTATTCGAATTTAGCAGGTAAGCGGCCTTTAATTGATACTATTTTACTTTCACCTTCGGGAACAACCGCGGACCCTAAGAACAAACGATGTCCGTCGGAGGCCACAATGAAGCCTTTCTCGTCGAAAAATACACCATTCAGATAGTATCGCACGTCATTAGTTGCGGCGCACATCATAGCGGCTTTAAGATCGGCATAGTTAACTTTAATCATTATCATTTCCTCGTTGTTGGTGTGCAACCAATATAATGCAACCAACATCTGCAATGCAAGCGAATTTTGCGATTATTTTTATCGCTGATAATATTAAGGCGTGAAGTCAAGCGGGTGGCCCGCTTTGCCACAATCCCAGGGGGATAGCATGAAACTTACTAAAGCAGAATATGACGCGTTGCCAGAAGGCATGAAGGCTTTATTTGTTGCCGATGGCGATGGGTATAAATCCACGTTCATGACCGCCGAAGAAGTACAGGCGGAGATCAAGGGTCTGAAAGACAACAACGCGAAGCTGGTTAGCGAGAAGAAAGCAGAAGCCGAACGTCGCGCCGAAGCCGAGCGCCTTGCGAAAGAGAAAGAGGAAGCCGCCGCGCGCAAAAATGGTGACCTCGAAGCAATCGACAAATCCTGGAAAGATAAGTTCGCAAAACATGAAGCGGACACATCGGGGAAAATCGAAGCCTACCGCAAGCAGATCCACGACCTGACCATCGGCAGCGCCGCCAAAGATCTGGCGTCGAAGCTGTTCGGTAAGAACGCCGGAATCATGCAACGTCACGTTATGGACCGCCTGACGCTGGAAGACGGCGAAGACGGCAGCTTGAAAGTGCGGGTCTTGCAGGATGGCAAACCGTCCGCGCTGACTATGGAAGAGCTTGAAAAAGAGTTCCGTAATAACGCCGATTTTGCATCCGTCCTGGCTGGCACGCCAGCAGGCGGCGCTCCTAGCAAACCGACGCAGGTTGTCGAAGATGTGAAGTCAAAAATCACTATGGGCCACAGCTTCGGTATCACTGACTTAACGAAACAGGCAGGGGATATCATCGCTAAAATGGGCGACGACGAGTAAGCAGATCGCCCGCGAAAGCGGGCGATTTTGCGAGCGCGTAAATCTAAGGTAACATTAACGACACTGAGCGAATGCTCACAACTCAAAGGATTCTAATATGTCTTTAACAGTGTTCCAGCGTAAACTCGTCACCGCGGTTACGCAAATGATTCCCGATAACCTGAACGTGTTCAACGCTGCCGCTAACGGTGCTGTTGTTCTCGGCACGGGTGAAGTTCTGAAGGACGTTGTAGAAAAAATGTCCGTAGGCTTGATCGCCAACCTCGTTACCGACCGTAACGCCTACGCCCCTGTCGGTACTCCGGCGACCGCAAAAGTGCTGGCGCGTATGCTGACCAACTCGGTTAACCTGTCCGCGAAAGTGGGTCCGGTGGCAATCACTAAGGCCATGATGGCTAAGATCGAAACCAACGTTAATAGCGTTGCGGCTGAGATTGCGGCACAGGCTACTCAAGCGATTATGCTGCATTACCTCAAAGCGGGTATCGGTGCGGGCAAAGCCGCTATTGAAAGCAACGCAGCGGCAAACTACACCCAACCTGCGCGCGTTGACGGCGTTGGCGGTCGTACCTTCCCGACCCTGGCAGACTTCCCGCTGGCGGCTTCTAAGTTCGGCGATCAGGCTGCTTTGATTAAGTCCTGGTTTATGGACGGCGTTACCTGGGCAAACTTCATCGCTTACCAGGCGCTTCCATCTGCCGAGCAGGTATTCGCGATCGGCGATCTGCAGGTAATGGGCGATGGCCTGGGCCGCCGTTTCATTATCTCCGATGCCGCTGCCGATGCAATGGGCGCGGGTAAAATGCTGGGTCTGGTCCCTGGCGCGGTTGCAGTTACCACCAACGGCCTAGATATGCTGGCGCAGGAAAAAGGCGGTAACGAGAACATTGAGCGCTGGTGGCAGGGCGAGTTCGACTTCAACGTGGCTGTTAAAGGCTATCGTCTGAAGGCGTCCGCTCGTACTCCGGTCGAAGGCGTTCGCTCGTTCAAGCTGTCCGATATCACCGATAAGGCCAACTGGGAACTGGACCAGGGCCAGGTAGACAACGCACCGGCAACCGTGCAGGATGTTGGCAGCGATAGCGATACCAAAGGCCGCCGCCGTACGCAGACAGCGCAGGCAGTGCCTACCCGTAACATCAAGGAAACCGCGGGCGTACTGGTTACGCTGACTGCTACCACCGCGTCGTAACAGGCGCACATCCCAAATGGGCGGGCTTATGCCCGCCTTTTTTATAGGAGTGAATACAATGTATGGCGACCCGCAAACCTTTGTTGATTATGCCGCAACGCGAGGCGTTGAAGTCACGCTGGGCGATGCAACGCGACACCTCACCGTCGTTAATGACTTCCTTAACGGCATCAACTGGATCGGCGAACCCGCAGACCAGACCGGCATCGACGCATGGCCCCGCCTTAATTACCAGTCGGACGGTAAGCCGGTGCGAGACACGCTCACTGAAGTTTTGGCAGTAGTGCCTGCAGGGCAAATCGTAGACTTCGCATCAATCCCCGTTGCCGTTGAGCAAGCCGTTTACAGGTTGGCGATGTTGGTGGCGGACGAGGTTGATATTTCTCCTGTGGGTAGCGGTAAGGAGACTATCCGCGAAACTGTTGGCCCGATCACGATGGAATATGACCCCGCGACGATTGGTAGCGGTGTCTCGTTCCCGTGGTGGGATGGCTTGCTGGGCCACTGGATTGATTCAGACGGCAACGCAGCGGGTAATTTTGACGTATTCCGGGGGTGATATGAATCCTGCATTACTGGCGGCTATTATCGCCGCAAATACTAAACGCCAACCAGAACCGGAACCAGCGCCAGAACCGGAACCACCGGTACAGGAGGATGATAATGGCGGGCTTTAATTACTCGGGCTTAAAGCGGAAAGTTAATCCGTTGATTAAAAAGTTTGGCATGACGGCTACGGTGACGCGCCCCGGTACAGTCGACCGCGTAGACGGCGACGAAGTGGTCATCCCTCCGACCTCGTTTAACGTCATCGGACTTCGCGAGGAGTACAAGCCAAGCGAGATCGACGGGACGCGTATCGTTGCCGGGGATGTGAAGTTTTTGTGTCAGGCCGTCAAGCAGGTGAAGGTCGGGGATTTGGTTAGCCTGAACAATACAGACTACAGGGTTATCAATCCCAACCCCCTGCAACCGGCGGGCCAGACCATGCTGTTTCAACTACAGCTAAGGGGCTAACGTGGCTGAAGTCTACTCATTCGCCGCCACTATTGCTACATGGGTGGATAAGACGAAGGAGAACAACGATAAGGCGGTGCGGGCGTACGGGATGCAAATACTCGGACGCCTTATTGAGATCTCCCCGGTGGGCGACCCTCGCCGGTGGAAGATTAACAAGGCTTATGCAATGGCCCGCCAGCACGCGAACAAGGTTAACGCCGCACAGCGTCGCAAGAATGGCGGCAAACTGAAGCGCGGGCAGAAGAAGCACGCCAGTGTGCTGGTATCATTCAAGACTAAAAACGGCAACGTCACGTTCCGCCAGCGCGGCTGGGCCGCGAAGAACTACACCGGGGGGCGCTTCCGGGGTAACTGGCAGGTGACATTTGATCGACCAGCTGTCGGTGCTATTGACCGCGTTGACAAGGCCGGAACGGCAACATTAGCCGCTGGGCGTGAAGTGCTGGCGCATTACGATTCGAGTGAATACGGGTCGATCTGGTTTACTAACAACGTGCCATACGCGCAGCGACTTGAGTATGGCTGGAGTAAACAAGCGCCCGCGGGGATTGTTCGCGTCGTAGCGGCAGAAATTAATTCGAAGGTGAAATAATGAGCAATACCGCAATCCGCAAAGCGCTTAACAGCGTGGTAGAAGAGTTATCGGTAAGCCTGAGCACTAGCCAGCGCCCGATCCAGGTTAACTGGGAGAACGTGAGCGGCGACCACGCAAACGGCAGCGGTGTCTACCTGGAGCCGTACCTGCTACCGGCCCCGACCCAGTTTGTGGGCTTCCAGCAGAAGGGCCGGATCTATGCTGGCGTATATCAGGTTGCCGTAGTGTTTCCCGCGGGCACGGGTACACAGTATGCGAGCGAACTGGCGGACGCCATCGCGACGTCGGATAAATGGCAGGCCGTAAGGATTTCCGGAGCGGCCTTCCAGCTTCAGGACTCGCCTTATACCAGTTCAGTGGTTGAGGACGTTGATCGCGCCCGCATCGTGGTTACAGTCCCCTACACCTGTTGCGCCTGATTTGGCGCTATTCTGCGCGTGCTGTATCATTGAACCGTATATCTAAACAGGAGCGTTCATTATGGGTTATCAACTTCCTAACGGGTCCAGCGTCCAGATTGGGTCCGTACTTGGCACCGGCATCGCTGTTACAGCAGCTACCAACGCCGCCGCGTCGATCTCTGATCTTACGAAAGGTTGCGTTATCACCTGCGCGGCTTCTCATGGCCTGCAAGTTGGTGACGTGGTTATGTTCACTAAAACCCCGTGGGTCCGTGCGCTGAACCGCGCGTTTATCGTAGGTAAAGTAGCCGAGAACGCCGTTACGCTGGCGCGCTTCGACACCTCGGACGTCACCAAATATCCTGCCGGTGCTTTTGGGGCGGGAACCCCAGGCGAAGTGGTGAAAGTGTCGAATTTTATCGACTTCCCGTTTATCACTAACGTTGCCGTGTCGGGTGGTGACCAGCAGACCACTACCTTCCAGCCGTTGCAGGTGAATACCGCGATCAGTCTGAACACCACGAAAAACCCGTTGGTACAGACCTACACTTTCACCCACGACGAAGAAGACCCGATCCGCCCGATTCTGGAAGACCTGGACGACACACAGAAAACCACTGTGATTAAGTTCACTAACCCGGCAGCGGCAAGCGGCAAAGGTGAAATCCGTATTTACCCGGCTAAGGTGTCTTTCCGCAAGATTCCGTCGGCTGAAGTAAACAACGTGGAGACGGTGGAGTCCACCCTCACTATGCAATCCGATATGGTTATTTACCGTAAGGACCTGGTTGAAGCGCGGTCGTGATTTGGTCGCTTAAATAGCGGGTGTTAATATGGGGCCGTACTGGCCCTTTTTTTATTGGAGAATACTACAATGGCTAAAGCACCACTCTTTACACTTGACCCTAAGCCGACTTTTAAGCTGCCGATTGAAATCCCGCGCCCAGGCGAAAACGAACCGGGCAAAATGACGTTTACCGTGCGCCACCGTCCGATCGACGAGTTTTCGCAGACCATGCAGGATACTGAGCGCAAGTTATCGGAATATGACGACAATGACCCGGACGGCTTTAACGTTATGGTCGAGGCCATCATGCACGTAGCAGAAGGCTGGAATCTGCCGGACGAATTTAACGCGGAGAACGTCCGCCGCCTGGTGGTCAACTATCCGCGCGCGTTCGGCGTGTTCCACACTTCGTACTATCTCGAACTGATGGGATTGCGTGAAAAAAACTAATTGAGGCGGCGCGACGCTTTTATGGCCCGCCGCCACCCTCCGAAGATTTAGCCGCGAGTTTATGGGGGGCGACCCCGGAAGATGTTTGCCCCCCGGTTGCACTATGGCCCGACAATGCGAAGGTAGTCGCAGTCTTCACAGATTGCTCCACGCAATGGCGCACCGGATTCGGTGGTGCATACGGCATTGACTACGGCGTACTGGAATGGCTTTTTAAGATGCACGGCATCGAAAACGCGCAGCGTGCGTTTAAAGATATTAAGCTAATGGAACGCATTGCGCTGGACGAAATGGCGCGGCATAACCCCGCATAGCAAATCGGGACAGGCGGGACGTCCCGATTTATCCCGTTCTGTCCCGCACATCTAAAAACTGCATATTTACCCACTACGATTGCATAAACTAAAAGCGGGACAGGGGTGCTGTCCCGATCTGTCCCGCCCCTCAAAAGTGAATGGCTATGCGGTTTTTCTGCATAAAACAAACGGGACAGAAAGCGGGACAGAATGAGGCGGGACAAAGCGGGACAGCACCCCTGTCCCAGTCAGTGCTGCCGCGGGTTTTGACCGATCGGGACAGGCGGGACAACTCCCAGTCTTTCAGACTAGACGGGGGTCAGCGGCCCCCCTCGTCTGAGACTGAATAAGGTTTGTTTTAAATTCGCTGATACAATGACCGACGGCAACTGCATAAAAAAGGGGGACTGCATAATGGCAGATCAGGCAGCGGGCATCACGCTCAAGGCGGACGTCGCGCAAATTAAAACGGCTAATACTGTGCTGGACACATTTGCGCAGAAATCCGAGAACACAGAACAGAAAGTAAAGAAATTAAACGACACCCTCGGCAAGTCGAAAAAGGTTACTGGCGACGCCGCGGGCGGAATGGAAAAGTTAGCGACTGAATCGCAGCGTGCCGCCGATGGCATGACGAAACAGGAGCGACTCGCCAGCCGATTAGGCATGTCGACCAAAAACCTGGGATTCGCATCGCGGAACGCCGCATTCCAGTTACAGGATATTGCGGTGACGCTTGAGATGGGTATGCCGGTGCACCGCGTTATGCTTCAGCAGTTACCGCAGCTTACTGGGGCGTTTGGCGGACTGGGTAACACGCTGCGATATGTTGCGGGCTTTCTCGGCCCAGTAGGGATCGGCCTTTCAGCATTAACGGCGACGTTAGGCGTAGGGGTGGCAATTACGACCCGCGCAGAGAACCAGGTGGCGGCGCTTAATAAGACGCTGGCGCTGTCCGGTAATATTTCAGGCCTCACAGCTAACCAGATCCTTGTGCTGTCCGAGAACGCCGAGCGCATGGGCGGGTCATTTCGCAAGACGCGTGACACAATCCAGGCGCTGGCGGCGGCGGGTGTGAAAGCGGGTGGTGACTTCGGCGCATTGGCTAAGGTAGTTAATGACTTTGCGAAGGTGTCCAGCCAGCCGATCGAGGATGTGGTAGCGGCGGTGGCGAAGCTGTCAACAGACCCCGTTGGCGGACTGCGTGCGCTGGCGGATAAGTATCACGTCGTAAACGAAGCGCAGATCCAGCAGGTACAGTCGCTCGTTGATGCGGGTCGTGAGACAGACGCGGTTGCGTTGGCTAACAAAACAGCCGCTGCGTCGTTCACCAGCATGACCAATGAGATCAAGGCGAACATGGGTACGCTTGAGCGATCTATGAACGTCGTCACATCGGCAGCCAAATCAATGTGGGACGCCATCCTGGATGTGGGCCGCGCGCAGTCCTCCAATGAGTCCGAGATGAAAGCGCGCGAATCACTACAGCGCATGACCACGGCTTACTATGCCGAGATGAAAGCGGTAAACGCTGCCGGTGGGGTAATGACTGAAGCGCAGAAAGCACGTATTAACATGCTTTACAGCGAACTGGTCGCCCAGGAAAAAGTGGTGGCGTCGCTCACCCTGCGTAACCGTGCTGAGCGAGACAACGCCCGCGCCGCAGACGAATCCGCAAAGGCGAACGAGGAGGCCAACCGCACCGCCCGCGACCGCGCTGCGTTCGAGAAGGAGTACGCAACTAACGCGAAGAAGCGCGCCGACGAGATCGCCCGCCTCAATTTGCTGAATAAGCGCGGCGTTATTGATGAGAAAGAGCTTGCCGAGGCGGTGAAGCAGGTAAACGAGCGTTATAAAGACCCCGCCCCGAAGAAGGCCGCCGCTGTACGAGTCGATGCCGGTATGAAAATGCTGGAAGTCGCACGGAGCGAACTGGCCCAGCTTCGAGAATCCGGCAAGCAGATCGAAGCCAACGCGTCTACGCAGACCCGCACGCAACGCGCTCAAGCGGCCTTAAACAAGCTGATCGCCGACAATGAGCAGTTAATCGCGGCGAGCAAAGAAAGGGCGCTAACGGCAGCAGAGAAGCAGCAGATGGTAGAATTCGGACGCGTGAAGGAAGTGCGCGAGCAGATTGTCGAAGAAGCCAAACTACTGGACGCGAAAGAGAAGCAGGTTAAGGCGCACGCGCAGATCGACGCCTTCGTTAAGAACCAGAATGCCGAGCTAAAAGCCACCGCGGCGGGCTATGCGCTTTCTACTCGAGAAGCGGCAAACCTGCGTGAAGAATTGCAGCTAATCGACCGCCTGAAGCGTGTAGGCGCTAACGATACCGATATTGACAAGGCGGTGTCTAAGCTGCGGGAAGTGCAGGAGGCGCAGACCGGCGCTAACGCCTCGCTATGGGATGGATTCAGTCGCGGGCTTAAGGATAGCGTGGATGAAATGGGTAACGGATATACGCAGATGGCGTCGCTCACGAAATTCACGTTCAGCGCTATGCAGGACACAATGAACGAGTTTTTCGAGACGGGCAAGTTGAACGCAAAGGATATGGTTAAATCCATCCTGAGCGAGTTAATCAAGCTGGCTACCTCGCAGGCGTTCAAGTCTATCGTTAGCGCTTTCGGTGGTGACGGCGGCAAAAACGGATTGTTCGGCGCTATCTTCTCTGGCCTCACTAAGAATGCGGACGGCGGAGCGTACGCAGGAGGCAATCTCGCGGCCTATTCGGGGAAAGTGGTAAGCCAGCCTACCTTCTTTAGTTATGGCGTCCAGGCGTTCGCTAAGGGTGCGGGATTGATGGGCGAGGCTGGACCAGAGGCCATCATGCCACTGAAGCGCGGGCCGGACGGGAAACTGGGCGTTGCCGCGTCGGGCGCAGGCGGTGGTATGGTCGTGACGACTAACGTTTACACGGGGACTGGTAAAACGGATACCAGTGTCAGCGGGCCGGACCCCCGTACTGCGCAAGCGTTCGGCAAGCAAATCACCGAGGCGGTGAAGGCCGAGATCGTGAAAGCGACGAAACCGGGTGGTGTACTTTACAAACGATGATAAAATGGCCCTCACATCCATCGTGGGGGCTTTTTTATGTCACAAGGTACAATCACATTAACTAAGGGGAGTAAGACCGTTACGGGCGTGGGGACGGCGTTCCTTAGCGAGATCGGGAAGGTACGCGTATTCACCCACATCGACGGCAACGACTACACCGGCAAAATTGCAGCATTCAACTCGAATACGGTCATTACACTGAAAGATAACTGGGCCGGTCCAACGAAATCCGGTGCGGCGTATGAGCTAATCGAAGCACACGACCCGCGATCAAACGAATGGCCCTATTACTGGCACATGCAATTGCAGGGCGGTGGCGACGTGCAGTTAGCTTTCCGGTCGGAGGAATTGCAATTCGGTAATGGCTACGGGCAGAACATCGCGGACGGCCCGAACGCCGAAACGAAACAGTTCCCCGTGCAATTCGTCGGGCTGACTACTGACAAATGGTGCGACCCTAAACTGGTTTACAACTTCCTTCGCGGTCACTTCGTAAAACCGTTTGTCGTCACAGCACCGGATGGCGAAACAGGTTTATTCGTTGTCGAGCGTTCGAGCTTGTCGTACACGGACAACGGGCACTACACGGCAACGGTATCAGCCACCCTTAAAACAGCTATTGGATTCGTGAGATGAATAAACTATATCGTGAGGCGACGCGCTTTGACCCATCGGGTCGCGTTCGCCTGATTCACATTGACGCGCAGGACGTGGAACCAGGCGACGGTGCGATCGGCGCGGGCCATCACTATTTCCACTATTGCTTTATTCCACACACTGCCGAGGATATTGCTGCCGCCGGTGGGGACGAGGACAAGCTAAAGCCAAAATCTATCTTCTTCGGCGGGCAGGAGTTCGAATTTTGGCCCTTCGATTTGTCCGGCCTTAACTTCTCCACATCAACGGCAGCAGAACCGCAGCTAACTATCGTCGATATTGGCGGGGTCATCACCAGGCTATCACTGAATCACGACCAGCTACTGGGCGCGAAGGTTGAAATCATCGACACGTTCGCGAAGTTCCTGGACAACGGGCCGGATCCAGACCCAACGCAAAAACGTGTCCAGGAGTTTTACATCGACTCACAGGTGGGCCGCAATCCGGGCAAACAAATCACCTTCGCATTATCCTCGCCCGCGGATATGGAGGGGCAAGTAGTCCCCCGCCGCCAAATCATGAATATGTGCGAGTGGGCGCTCAATGGGAAGTACGCCAGCGGGGACGGATGCACCTGGAACCTTGCAAAGCCGGGTATCAAGTATTACGACGAACGCGGTAATGAGGTCATCGCGATGAACATGGACCGATGCGGCGGCTGTTTGTCAGACTGTTATCTTCGATTTGGGCAAGGGCTTGCGGATCCTAAAGCGGCGGTGCTGGACTTCGGCGGCTTTCCGGGGTCACGATTAATTAAGGGGTAGTCATGTTAACGAAAAAGGTTAAAAGCGATATTGCCGCGCACGTTGCGGCATGTCTGCCGGAGGAAGCCTGCGGCCTGGTTGTCATGGTGGGCCGCAAACAAGTTTTTGTCCCGTGCATGAACGTATTCGAAGACCCGACCGGAGCGCGATCACGTAGAGACGCGTTTACCATTAGTGATATGGCCTGGATGGAGGCCGAGGATATGGGCGACGTTGTTCGCGTTGTCCACTCACACCCAGGCCAGCGCGAGCTAACCCCGTCACTTGGCGACGTTAACGGGTGCAACGGCAGCGGCGTCGTGTGGACCATTACTAATGAGTACGGCGACTTTATCGAGATTGACCCGGAAGACCCGCCGCTGGTAGGCCGCCGATTTGTTCTCGGAATTACGGATTGCTATGGCCTCGTAATGGACTGGCACAAAAAGCAGGGCGTGATTCTGCCAGACTTCCGCGTGCCGTACAACTGGTGGGAGACTGGCGAAAACCTGTATATGGATAACTGGTACGGAGCAGGCTTCAGGGAATGCGAGGAGAATACACCAGGGGCGATGGTCATCATGCAGATTAGCGCGCCGGTGCCAAACCATGCGGGGATCTTCCTTCCAGGCAACCAGCTACTACACCATATCTACGGCAGCTTGTCGAGCGTCGTCCCCTTCCGGGCAGGATTTTTCCGCGACAATGTGGTTAAATGGGTGCGTCATAAAGACTTACCTGGGGATATTACAGAATGGCAATGACCACGTTTAAATTGTACGGCGTCTTAGGGCGTCGTTTTGGTAAAGTGCACAAGCTGGACTGCTTCACACCAGGCGAAGGCATCACCGGCCTGTGCGTTAAGTTACCTGGCTTACAGGACTTTCTAATGTCGGCCCACCTGGAAAACATTATGTTCAAGGTGCGCAAGGGCAATCACACAATGACCGGATACGACGAGTTGGGCGAGTTCCACGGCGACCGCGTAGTGACCATCGCGCCGGTTATGACTGGCGCAAAAAGAGGACTGGGTCAGTTGCTGGCAGGCGTAGCAATCGTGGTGGCGTCATTCTACACCGGCGGGCTTGCTACTGCCGCTTTTGGTGCTTCAGCCGCGACCGCTGCCGCTATTGGCACAGCAACTTTCTCGTTCGGGATGTCAATGGCGCTGGGCGGCGTTATGCAATTGCTGTCGCCACAGCCGAAAGGATTGCAGACACGGCAGGACGTGGACAACAAAGCGTCGTATGCGTTCGGCGGACCGGTAAACACGACAGCGCAAGGTACCGCACTTGGTGTATTATGGGGCGAGCGTGAGATCGGCGGCGCTATTATTTCAGCCGGAATTGTAACCGAGGATTTTAACGAATGACGATTATCTACGACGTCACGGGCCATAAAGGCGGCGGCGCAAAACCGCACACCCCACAGGAGACGCCTGACAGCCTGCATTCACTGGCTAAAGCCCGCATCTTGCTAGCACTGGGTGAAGGTGAGTTTGAAGGCATCCCGACCGACAACGAATTACGGCAGCGCGTTTATTTGGACGGCACGCCGATCCAGAACGCCGACCGATCCGAAAACTTCCCCGGCGCGCGCGTGGAGTTCCGCCCAGGCACACAGCACCAGGACGTTATTCACGGATTTTCCGCGGTGGAAAGCGAGCAGACAGTGGGTGTAAAACTGGAATACGGCACGCCGTGGGTGCGCCAGATTAACGACACCAGTTTGGACGCCGTGCGCATTCGAGTCGGTATACCGGCCCTGTACACTAACGAAGATAATGGCGACCTGGTGGGCGGGCGCATCGACTATAAAATCGTTGTGTATACGGATAACGCCGATCCGCGCGAGTTCCGCTTCGCTGCCGTTGGAAAAACAATGTCGCTGTACGAGCGCGACCACCGCATCGAGCTACCGTCTAACGTGAATACCGGCTGGCGCGTGGAGGTGCACCGCTTAACGGCTGATTCCACCTCTGCGAAAGTGGTCAATGATATCCGGGTGCAATCCATTACGGAGATTATCGACGCCCGCCTGCGATACCCGCTAACCGCGCTGTTGTTCGTGGAGTTCGACGCTAAGGCTTTCCAGAATATCCCGCGCGTGTCAATCAAGTGCAAAGGTCGCAAGGTGTTGGTCCCGAACAACTACGACCCGATTAATCACACCTATTCGGGGGACTGGGATGGCACGTTTAAACGCGCATGGACGGATAACCCTGCGTGGCACTGGTACGATATTTGTATTACTGAGCGCTTTGGCCTCGGTCGTCGTATCAAACCGCAAATGCTAAACCGATACGCGCTTTACCAGGTTGCGCAGCGCTGCGATCAGCTGGTCAGCGACGGCAACGGCGGGCAGGAAATCCGATTTAAGAATGATATGTACATCCAGTCGCAGACCGACGCCTGGACCGTGCTTAAGGATTTAGCCGCTATCTTTGCCGGTATGACCTGGTGGGGCAATCAGATGTTAAATATCGTCAGTGACCAGCCGGTAGCCGCGGTATCGCACACTATCACAAACGCCTCGGTGATTGATGGTCGATTCGACTACGCATCCGGTAGCCAGAAAACCCGGTATTCCACGTTCGCGGTAGCATACGGCAACCCGAAGAACCACTACGAAGACGCCATCGCAACGGGCCAGCGCGTCGAACTGGTGCGCCGCCATAAGATTAACCGCCTCGATATTACGGCGATCGGCTGTACGCGTGAGTCCGAAGCGCAACGCCGCGGGCACTGGGCGCTAATCTCCAACCAGCTTGACCAGCAAGTTAGCTTTAAGGTTGGCATGGAAGGGCTGTTTTTTATCCCGGGAAGCGTAGTTGCGATCGCGGATACTAATATTTCCGGCGGCTTCGAGACACGCGGCGGACGCCTGTTGTCAGATCCAGGGACGCGTACTGTGCTGAACACGGACAGCGAAATCACGTTCCGCCCTGGCGATAAATTCTTGGTGCGCACCGATAGCGGGAATGTGGAGACTCGCGAGATTGCCAGCGTCAACGGCAACAAGGTTACGCTGAAAACAGCACTGAACGCTGACCCGATTCCCGATCAACCGTTTTGCGTTGATGGCGACGATATCCAGTTGCAGAAGTTCCGCATCACCGACCTGGAATATGACGACGCTACCAGCACTTTCTCGGTGCGCGGGATTGAATACAACGACAGCAAATACGATGCCGTTGATAATGGCGCTCGCCTTGATCCGGGCATCTTCACGCAAGTTCCTGACGGCGTAATGAAGGGGCCGGAGTCGGTAATCATCACCCCGTCGCAGATCTCATCGCAAGGCCAGCTAATCACCAACGTGGATATTGTTTTCCCGCCGGTGAAAGATGCCGTTGTGTACGAAATCCAGTGGCGGCGCACCAGCTTGCAGAATATGGAAATCCAGTGGGGTAACGACTGGGTGAACCTTCCACGCACGGCATCGAACGGCGCGCACATCCCTAACGTGTTCTCCGGCAACTACCAGGCACGCGTCCGCGCGATCGGTATGGGTGAGATTTCATCCCCGTGGGTGGAGTCCGCCATCACGCCGGTGGAAGGTCGCCTCGGCGGGCTTAACGCGCCGATCATCACCAACGCGATTTCTGGCCTCCACCAGATTTTGTGGAAGTGGAACCATAATAACGCCGCGACGGATATCTCATACACCGAGCTTGAAGTGCGCAAGACCGGTGAGACGGAATGGAAATTTCTTACCAACGTCCCATATCCAGGGGCGGAGTATGCACAAACGTCTCTGGAGTTCGGTATCTATCAGCAGTTGCGCGCCCGCGTAGCGGATAAAATCGGCAACCTGTCGGACTGGTCGGCCCCGTTTGAAGGGCAGGTAAGTAACAAAGTTGACGAGTACATGAAGGGGCTTGACGATGAGTTCTTGACTTCTGAGGATGGTAAACGCTTCCAGGAAGCGATCGACACCATGCCGCAAGGCATTTACGAGGCCATGCTCACCGACGCGCAGCAAATGTTCAACGCCCGCGCTGAGTACCAGGGGATTTATGCGGAAATCAAGGTGGCGTATAACGTGGCAGCAGACGCCCACCAGGCCGTCGCGCAACTGGAGACGTTGATCGGCACGCGCCTTGACGAAGCTGAAGCGGCGATTCACACGTTGCAGACGGCGCAGAGTACGCAAGAGCAGGCCTTCGCCCGGTATCAGCAGACTGTTGCCGCTAAGTTCTCGGAGCAGGAAGCCGCTATCCAGCAGGTACAGACGGCAACGGCGGACGTAGCTGGCGCACTGGCGGAGTATAAGACCCAGGTCGCAGCACAGTTTGGGCAGCAGTCTGCCGCTATTGAGCAGAAGATGACGTCTTCGTTTAACCACTCCGGTGGTAGCGCCACGTACAGCCTTAAGGCGGGCGTGACGTATAACGGGACTTACTACGATGCCGGTATGCAGCTTTCCGTCGTGACGTCGGGCAACGCGGTTAAATCACGCATCGCATTCAAGGCGGACCAGTTCTACATCATGCACCCGTCCAACGGCACGCTGTCATCGGCGTTTATTGTGGATGGGGGACAGGTGTATATAGACACAGCCCGCATCAAGAACGCGTCCATAAACTTCGCGCAGATCACGGACACGCTGCGGTCAGATAACTTCGTAGCGGGATCACGCGGGTGGAACCTGCCTAAATCTGGTAATGCGGAGCTTAACAATGTGACAGTCCGCGGCACCGTTTATGCGAATGATGGTGAGTTCCGGGGCACGGTTTATGCAAGGGATGGGGTATTTACCGGAACGGTCGAAGCCACCAGTTTTGTCGGTGACGTTGCAAATATGTGTGTTATCGGTGCGAAAGCAATACCCAACACAGCCAGGAATGGATCAAGGTCGTGGTCGGTGACTTTCAACGACTCATCCAATTCAACAAAACTCAAAGACTTTGTATTGCTGTTAAGCTACTCACTGGTCGGGTACACCGCAAGCCAGTCAAGCCGCATTGCTATTACCGCCAATATTGGCGGGAAAGTAGTCTCAAGGACTATTGAACGAGCGGCAAGCGGAAACGCAATCCATACAACGATTCCTTTAGCTGCGAAAGGTGTAACGGCGGGAAGTGTGACAATTACTGTGAAAGAAGAGTATACAAACGTCTACGGCAGCACATTGCACCCGTCTGTAATTTTAATGACTCGTGGGACAGGTAGCTGGTCGCAATAAGCAAATAGCCCCTCGCTTGAGGGGCTATCTTTTAATAATCAATGACGCAGTTTGATGGGGAACCAATCCTGCGGTGTTCGTGGCTAATCTCCTGGCACCACTGACCGGTATATGGTAGCTTTTCGGTATCGTAAACCAAAGACCCGTCCTCATGTCGCTCAATAGGCTGAGGTATTACACCGGAATTTGGAACGCCTGTGCTTAAGCCGCTGCCACATGCCGTCATCAGAAGGCACGCCGCGGGTATTATCAGATTTTTGATTAAAGTTTTCATGTTATCATCTCCTGTATTGGGTTGAGTTTTAGTATTACACCGCTCAACCAAGAATGCAACCAATTTTATGAGGATTTAGCTATGGCAGCGGGTACGCTCTCCGTAACGAACAATAGCAAGGCTGTAGTAGGGGTTGGCACAACGTTTACCGAGTACAAGGCTGGTGACTTCTTATCGCTGGTGGTTGGGCAAGTGCCTTACACCGTGGCGATCGCGTCCATCGAAAGCGCAACCGCGCTCACACTGGTGTTGCCGTTCGACGGCCCAACGGCGACGGGTCTGGCCTGGGACGGCATCAAACGTGACACCATGTCATTGGCGACGATGGGCGTAACCGTCCAGGCGCAAAAAGCATTGCGATTGATGATCGCAGATGAGAACAACTGGCGCGCAATCTTCGGAGAAGAAGAGGAAATAACAGTGACGTTACCTAACGGGCAGGTTATGCAGGGCATGTCATGGGGCTATCTGTCGCAGCTAATGAAGCAGATCGACCCCGTAGAAATGCGCAACCTGCAACAACAGGCCGAGACGGCAAAAAACCAGGCTGTTACTGCGAAGGGCCAGGCAGAATCAGCGCGCGATGCGGCTAATACAGCAAAAACTGGCGCGGAGAACGCCCGCAACCAGGCCAACACCGCACGTGATCAGGCCAACACCGCCAAAACAGGCGCAGAATCAGCGCGCGATGCGGCTAATACAGCAAAAACTGGTGCGGAGAACGCCCGCAGCCAGGCGCAAGGGTATCGCGACGAAGCAGAGCAGTTTAAAAACCAAATCAACCCATCACAGTTCATGCTTAAGTCGCAAAACCTTAGCGACGTAGCGAACAAAGATACGGCGCGGGACAATCTGTCACTAGGCCGCACTCAGCGTGCGCAATTTGAGGGGGTTGACCTGTCTAAAAGCGACTGGCCCGGCTTAAGGTTTATTACAACCAGCATGTCACCAACAGAGGTCGGCTATCGCGTTGTCTTTGAGCATGATTCGAGTGATAACCGCATGGCGCTCTACTGGCGAAATGGCTCAGATGCCAATGGGCAGGCCGCCGTCCACTTCACCGCGCCTGCCAGCGGGCAGACGCGATTTATTGCATACAAGGAAGAAGTAAACCTTCCAGAAATTACAGGCTGGGGCGTAGCGGCTCCCTCGCAAGGACCGAGGGCGACGAACGCCACAAACCTTGCGCCGGGGCTTTATTGGGGTACCGTCGCTGACGTCGGCAATCCAATTTCAGGAACACTCGGCATGTCGATGCTTCAAACATCAGGATCATCCGCCAATTACCGCTGCCAGTTGGTGTTTCAGGATAGCGCGGGCGGGGCGATGTATCTCCGTTCCAGTAATAGTAGCGTTTTTGGTAACTACAAGCAGGTAACTACCTCTGCGGTGTCGGATGAGCGCCTGAAAACTGTCCGGGGAAATCTTAATCTAGAAGGTGCGCTGGATAACATAAACCGAATGGATTTTAAAATTTTCTCGTTCCTGAGTGATGGGCCGGAACGTAGCTACCGACGCGGCGTTATCTCGCAGCAGATCCGCCAGATTGATAAGCAGTACACGAAAGAGATCGGCGGGTACTATCATCTTGATCAGACACCAATGCTACTGGACGCCCTAGCGGCAATTAAAGCATTGCGGGCGCGTGACGAGGCTAATAAAGCAGAGATTGCAGAGTTAAAAGCGGCGATTGCAGAATTGAAAAAATAAAAGAGGGGGCCACACGGCCCCTTTTTTAGTTTGAGTTTTCCCAGTCCATTTTGCGCCGCACCAGCGGGCTTTCGTAATATTCCTTCCCCTCCACTTCCAACAAGGGCCAATCGTTCACAATCACGTAGGGTTCCGCAATGTCCTCAATTACGCCGTGCGCGCTGTGCTGCCCGAATGACACACCAACCAGGATAACACCGGCAACTCGACGTGTGAGGTACTCGTGCGCGCAACGTGCCTCAACCAGTCCGCGACGGATGCCGCTGGTGGCTTTCACCTCGTAGGTCCAAACGGCATCGATCATGTGCTCACGGTAGTCGGGGCCGGATTTAACCTTGCGCTTACCGACCATAATAATATCGCCGCGGTCGATGGTGTTGGCGCTAAACAGGCCAGTACGCATTAGCAAGCCTTGCGGTATGCAACTACGCCCGCCTGCCTGCCCCTCAAGGTACATGCCCGCAAACATCTCGCCAAGCACACCGACGAGACGGCTTTGTTTGCACGCGTCTGACTTTAAACGCCATTGATCAAACTCGATGCTTGCTAACATTGCCGCCAGGTGGAATTGTTTACCGGTTATTTCAAATTCTCCGAACATTGTGAATCCCCCATTGCTGCGGGCCGAAGCCCGCGATTAGTGTTATTTCAGTGCGCTACGCACCAGTGTTTTTTCCATGTTGCGGAAGTCTTCCGGCGTCATGCAGATTTTCGGTCCGTCTTCGCCGGTGAGCACGACCATAGGCTGGGCGTCCTGATCTGCGATGCCAAAATCGCCGGCCTTAACAGTCTTGCCGAACGAGGCTACCGTGTCCTCCGCAACGCGAATTGCGCTGTTATACGCATTAATCTCACCGTCCAGGCGCACGGACAGGCCTTTGAGGCTTTCAAACTGTTCTGCCGTTGTATCGATCTGAATCTCGTCATGCACGGTCATGTAAGACTCGCCCAGCAGGGAGGCATACGCCACCAGATCCACGATGTTATCTTCCTGGTGCTTACGGTGCTGGCGCACCAGCTTCAGGCAGATTAGGAAGGTCCAGGCTTCTTGCTCTGTCAAGTCGCGACCGGTAAGCGCGTTAAACACGGCAGCGATTTGTTTAGCGCTGCGTTCTTCTTTCGCGTTGTCATAGCCGTTTTCTTTCCCGCGCTGTTCCATAGTGGTGGCGGCGTTTTTGCAGTATTCGTATGCTTTCACAGTATTACCCTTTTAGCGAGGGGGCTGTATTGCCCCCGACACGTTTACTATAGTGCAACCAACCTATTGGTTGCAAGTGAATTTTGCAACGTTTATTGCGTAAATTTTCGGGACCAAATCACCACACGCCCGACGAATTGCCGCGATGTTCTTCGGGCAGTCCTCAATGATGACCAGTTCCGACACGTCCGCATAGCAGACCATTTTGAACACGGCGCACGCCTTAAACTCAGGCGGCGGGGTGTCGTCCAGCATGTGGCGCATAAACAACCGGCCTACTGGGAAGACCTCCAATTGCTCGGCGGTGGTGTCCCAACATTCTCGCTGCCGGTTTGTCAGATACGCGATCTCGAAGCCTTGCTCTTTATACATGCGCAGCAGCGGCAGCATATCCATGTTCAGGTCTTCGCGGACGTGCGCTTTGTGCCACTTCGCCCAAAAGGTGGATTTCGTTTTTATCCCCGGCACCAGGTCGGCGCGCGCATCGCTTGATCCATTAATAACGCCATCCAGATCACAAATCAGTAATTTCATTTCAATTCCTCAATCAAATTTGCACGAACAGTACGGGCGGAAAACGTGTCACACACAAGATGACAGCGGGCAGTCATTACAAGCCAGCCAGTAAGGTCCATGCCCAGGAGGTGTTCTGGCCGTGACACGCGACGCACTTTGTTCTCCCTCGGGTTGATTTGGTAGCGTTTAACAATTTCGTCCACGACGCGCATACTGCGATCAACGATTAAGATATTCACGTAGTTCTCCCTCGCTCATTATTTCAATTTGTGCGCTGCCGGTGGGCGGCGCTTCGTCGAAGATTATCAATTGCTGGCACTTGTTATTGCTCGGCCCGACTTCACCAGTTACAGCGTGAATAAATCGGATACGCCAGTCCAGAAGAATTATCAGGTTTGCAGTCTTCCGGGCCAGCTTCGCCCACTTAGTCGACGTGTCCTGATTCAGTAGCATGACGGTCCGGCGTCCGTGCGCTGCGCACTTGACCCACGGCAGCGGATCGGAATACGGCGGGTTGCACCACTTCCACCCTTTCAACTCTGACCAGTCCACCTCAAGCGCGCTGTGCTCTGCCGTGAAGTAACGCGGTAGAAGGTGGTTGGCATCGCTCGCCGCCATATCGTAACGGAATCGGTACTTCCGGCGCAGCGGTTTAAATAAAGCTGGCGGCGTGCGCCAGCTATCTTTTTGCTCACTCTTCTGCATGATCTGGATCTATCGCGTACAGGGCAATTTTCTTATTACTGTTTAGAACGCGTTGCACGCGCTTTGATTCCTCGGTGCCGAGTGGTCGGCAGTCGGAGTAGTAAGACCCGTTCCCCCGCCACGCAACCAGCACCAGGTCTTTCCGGTCAATCTTAGACTGGCGGCCCTTCGGACGCACGTACTCCTCGGCCCGTTTGCAATGCTCACGCAGACCATCGGCAGTGATGCGGTTTAGTGCAACGCTGGTGGTGTATCCGGTGCGCTGCATAATCCCCATCAATTTGAAAAGCAGTTCGAAGCGCTCCTCTAGCTCCTGGCGCACTTTCTTCTCTCCTTCATATAGCGCCTGGTTGGTGTCCACCAACGCGTTAGCCCGTTCGGCCTGTTCGCGGGCTTCGAGGCATTGCGCGGCCCAGTAATCTTTTTCTTCTTGTAAAATTCTCATCGTGTTGTCTCCAGGTATTAAAAAGGGCGTCCAACCGGACACCCTCAATATAATGCAACCAATATGCTTATGCAACCAATTTACGCATAAAAATTTGGGTCGCGCGCAACGTCTACCAAGTAAAGGTTACTAATGCGGTTGCCGTAGTGGCCAGGTGTGCGCTGACGGCACACTACGGCATAGCCTGGAGGTATTGTATTGCCAGTCTCGATAATCCACGCCACGCGTGCGCCAGACAGCGTCTTGCCGTTGCACTCGATACGAGTACCGCCATCAGTAGTATTGAGGTTGCCAATCTTGCAGCCGGTGGATTTCAGACGGATGACTCCGGTTTTGCTGTCGTAGGTGAATAGCTGGTTAGTCATTGCGACCGAAAAATCGATTGGTTCGAATGTCATTTTAAATTTTCCTCGTTTTCTTAGCTTTCATGTATTCCATCAAGTCGTCCTGGATATCTCGCCTACTGTCGCGACGCTCGGCGACCAATTCGTCCAGTGTCCCGCGAGCCTGGATAATGTAGACGAATACTGGTCGAGGGTGTCCGGCTTGCATCTGGCGAACCGGCCCGATACGTTCAACGATCTGCGAAAAGTGCTCAAAGTTCCAGGTATCGGAGAAGATTGCCAGGTGATGTCCGCCGTCCTGCAAGTTAAGGCCGTGGCCTGCCGATGCCGGGTGTGCAAACATGATGGGGATCTCGCCCCTGTTCCACGCTTCCATATCCTTATTGCCCTGCTTACCCTTACCCAACGCGACGCCGTGCGGAAATTTCTTCTTAAGACGTGCCAGATCATGCTTGTACTGATACGCAACGAGCAACGGCGCGCCGTTCAACTCCTCCACGATACTTTCCAGCGCGTCCAGCTTCGCGTCGTGAATCTTCACCCACTCGTCGGTCCGTTCGCCGTCTTCGTCCACCTTATACACAGCGCCGGATGCAAGCTGAAGGCACTTAATTGTCTTCGCCGCGGCGTTCGCCGCTTCCACTGTTCCGCTTTCCAGTTCGGCAAATAGCTCGCTTTCAAACTGGTCATAAATCTTGCGGGCTTTCTTCGGCAGGTCCACAACAACCGGCGTATAGATTGGCTTGTCACACCCGAAGTATTCAGCCGCATCAACGGTTAGCGACACGTCGGACAGTCGTTGTTGTATTTCTTTCTCGGAGTTCTTAAGCGGGGCGTGCTGCATCGTGAAGCTGCCAGGCTTAACAGGCTTGCTAATAAACCAGCGGTCCGTGAACGCCTTATAGCTACTGCCGAGACGTTCGCCGCCGTCGACAAACCACGTCTGACCCCATAGGTCTTTCAGCCCGTTCGGTGCGGGTGTGCCAGTCAGGTTAATCCAGCGCTTGACGTGCTTATGTGCGATCGCTGCCAGCGCACGGGCGCGCTTACTTCCCTGCTTGCTTCTATAGCCTTTCAGCTTAGTGGATTCATCGGCAACCACGACCGTAAAGGGCCACTCGTCGCCGCAATACTCAACAAGCCACTCAACTACATCATAGTTAATACAAACCACGTTAGCGTCGCTCTCAAGCGCAGCGATGCGGTCCTTCTCTGGCCCAGTGCCGTCTACTACCAGCAAGGCTGGGAAGCGCCATTTCTCCTGTTCCGGGGGCCATGTACCGGACGCAACGCGCAGCGGGGCCAGCACCAGTACGCGGTCATCCTGGTTGGACAGGATGCCAGTCTGGAACATTTTATTCAGCGCCCACATGGTCGCGCCGGTTTTACCCGACCCCATTGTCGCCCATATATTGCATCGCTTATGCTTGAGGATGAACGCGGTTATCAACTTCTGATATTCGCGACGTCGGAAACGTGCCATTTCTTTATTCCGCCTTTTTCCAGACTTCAGTTTCACTATCCCAGTTCCTCTTTGTGGCGTCGTAGTTGGTGGCGTGTCCGACGTGGACACCGGTAGCCCGGAAGCTCTTAAATTTTTGCCAGCACACCGTCAACGGCAGTGGGTAATTTAGGCCCGCGATAAACCACACGCGATCGCCTGGTTTACATTCGCCCAGCTTGGTGAGTCGGTAATGTTCTTTCATCGTCATGTCTCCCAAAAATGGCGGGACAAGCCCGCCGTATTAATTATTTTTGTTCTGCACGGTAGCGGCGCTGCCGTTCGCGCTCTTTCTTATTGCGGCACGATTTGCACTCTGCCCGATACCCGTCTGGACTGCGCGCAGTCTTACCGGTGTATTTGTGGAACTGGGATAGCGGCTTTACACAGCCGCAATTACTACAACGTTTTTCTTCAATCATCTCTAAAATCCTCGATATGGCTAACCGGCACACTATACCGCTATGCGACCAATTCAGCAACCAATAAATCGCAGTCGGATATGTTGTCGATAACGCGAACGTCAGCACCGCGGCGGGCCATTCGCTCATGTTCACGTACCTGGTGCGGCTTCGGTTTTCCTCCGGGGCGCTTCACTTCGACGAACACTATTTTGCCGTTGATGATAATAATCAGGTCGGGCGCACCTGCGCGCCCCTCCCATGCCAGTTTTCGGCAGAATCCGCCAACATCTTTCACCCGTCTCATCAGGTGGCTTTGAATCTTGCCTTCTGGTGTCATTACTTGCGGTAGCGATACATGCAATCGCCCTCTGCGGCAAGTGGGAAGCCTTTCGCCCAAACCGGCAGGTCGCACATCAGCGCGCACAACTCCTCGGTTGTGTAGTCGTCGGTATCCGGCACTTCGGTTATCAGCTCATCGTGTACGGAAAGTACGATCTCATACCCCGCAGCTTCAACGCCAGGCATGGACCATGCGAGAATATCGCGGCACAACGCCTGTACGATGTTTTCCGTCAGTTTGCCGCCGTAGGTATACTGGAATCCCCACTGGCGCGTCGTCTGATTCTCGCCCTGATATTTAATGCGTGTGCTGGTGCGCTTCTTGCCGGTGTCTTCGTCGATCTCGGTCGTGACAGACAGCGCGATGCCAGGGTAGCTCATGATGCGCCCTGACGGCAACTCAATTTTAAGCCACCACCCCGCCGCGTTCGGGTCGTCGCGCTCCTCGTCGAAGGTCGGGTCATGCTTCGCCTTCGTTCGAACAATTTTGAGCGCTTTCCTGCCATCCGGGCGAACGTTCGCGCCAGCCCAGTACGCTTTGCCCGGATTGCGGATCGCGCAGAGCACCGCGTCCTCCAGTTCGGCCCAAAAGGCTACCGTCATCGGGTGAGACTCACGCCACATACGTTTGATCGCGTCACACGTCAGCCACACGTTTTTCGGCAGTATGTAAGTTGGGCGCTCGTCTTTCTTGCCAGGCTTCGGCGGGCGCTTCTCCTCGTTAATGCGAGCGTACTCATAACCCCGCTTCGCCGCCGCCCAAATGTGATCCGGGAATGTGCCCTTCATGACGTCAGCCATAGTGTAAAGGTCGAGGCCCAGGTTTTTAGCGAACTGCAAGAACGCCGCGACGCCGCCACCATAGCCCAGGCCAAGCTCGCAGTTATGCGCCACCAGAAAACCAGACTTAGACGCAATAAGGAACCGGTTTCCGTCTTCCACATCAATCAGGTCGTAAACCGGCTCGCAATAGGTTAACTTCCCGTTCCAGTTCAGCAATGCGGGTAAGGGCTTCATCGTACTTTCTCTGAAGCTCGGGCACGCTGCGCCGGTTACGGCAGTTTTCCGAACGGCTGACAAACCGAAGGTTTCCAGGCTCATAGTCGCCGTCTGTATCGATCCTGTCCATTTCGAAGTCTGGCTTATCCCAGCCGTCCAGCGTTTGAACGTAGAGAAGAAACGACCTTTTATCTCTCTTCCATTCGTCACATACGGCAATCCCACGACCGCCGTAGTTTTTATACCCTTTGGCGCGGGGGTTTGTCGTTCGTGATATTGCCGCTGACAGCCGGTTGAGTAGCCGCGTTCTGTGCGCATCGTCTGGCATTGCGTCATCGTAGCAAAAATACTGTTTACGATACCGCTTTGTCGCTTCAATTGCGCAGAGGTTGCATTGGGATGTTTTACCCCTTCGGACGTTGTCATACCCGACGCGTCCTGGCATCGCTCCGCAATCACATTGGGCCAGCAGTTGTCTGTGACCCTGTCGTTTTGGTAATTCGCGCAGGATAACCAGGCGTCCATACCTCTCGCCAGGGCGCGGACCATCGTGCACCTGTCTGAAACGAGTTGCCTTGCCTCCTTCCATGAATGCGTCAAGATTTTGTGGTCTTCTGTCATCAAGACCCCGTCCACGTCTATCACTGGTTTCCACCCCATAAGGTGCGCGCCTTTTGTACTCACCCATTTTTCGCCGTTCCATACTTTATCCGTTGATGTTACGGCCATAATATCCTTGAACCCGCCATTGGTCAATACTTGGGTATGGCGGTGCAAGCAAGCCTTACCGATCTGGCGTAAGTCCTTGCGGTTGGCTTTAATGTAATCCGGGTCAAGGCCGAACATCTTACCGGCAGTCTCGCAATAGATATCGCGACCGGCCTTAAAGACCATTAACGCTGTTTTCTCGCCAGCGATCCAGGCAAGTCCACGCCCTTCCACATTGGAGTAGTCCGCTACGACAAACTTCTTGCCCTTCGCCGGAATAATGCACCCGCGAACGGTCGAGGCCGTTAGCTTCGATATGTCATACGCCCAGTGTGCGGTCCCGCGTAACAGGGAGTTGATGCCGTTGGTGAGCATGTGCGACCGGACCCAAAACGAGACGTCGCTTTCACCCTCGCGGCGTTTAATCTTCCCTTCGTGGTCGTCGCTGTACTCGCCACGCGCCAGGTTTTGAGGCTGGAAGCCTTTGCCCGCCCAGCGCAGCGTGCGCTTTGCGCCGCCATACTGAAGACACCCACGGCGGCGACCATCTGCGGATAAGCCGTTAACTAGCGGATTGTACTTAGTCGATGCCGTTGATGACGCCCCGAGGCGCATTTCGATAAGCGCTTTGCCTTCGTCGGGGAAGTCCGGGTCTTCAAGCAGGTCGTTAAGCGTGGATTTCTGCGCGTTGTGGATCGTGAACGCCGGGGCGATATCACGCAGGATTGGCAGGAAGTCATTGCCTGTCAGCTTACCGCCAAATCGCTCCCAGGCTTCTTCCTTCAATTCTTCCTTATGCGCCTGCACCGCTTTGATCGCGGCGTTCGCCAGGTCAACGTCGACGTAGAAGCCGCGGTCGTTAATCAACTGGTCGATGAGCAGGATTTCATCTTCCTTAGGCGAGTTTCCCCAGTCCGGTATGCGCCAGTAGACTTCACGCATTGCGATAATATCCAGCGCGGCATAGCGCAGAAATTTGGCCCATTCTTCCGGGTGAGTCTCGCGAGTGTAGCGGCGGATTTTGTAGGTCTTAGGGGTAGGCTTACAGAATCGGTTAATCAGCGCCTTGCCTGCCTTATCCTTCGCGTGCTCTGCGTCAACGCCCAGAACCTGGCACTGCATATCGAGGCTACCGGGCAGCGCGTGGCGAAAGGCCATAATCATAGTGTCTTCGATCTGGCTTACCGGCAGGTCAATACCCCACTTCTCGCGGATAACCAGGCGGTCAAACAGGAGGCCGTTAGCCATCACTATTTTAGCCTTCTTGCGGGATACCCGGCGGAGCGCCTTGCGCAGTTCACGCGGCATTGTGGGGGATTCAGTGGCATCCCATGTCTGCACGCGGCCCTCGTCTATGGCGTAGGTGCAAATCATAATCTCTGTGGTTGGGTGCTCCGCGTAGGCGTACGCCCCAACTTTCTTCAGGTCCACCCCGCTAAATGTCTCGGTGTCGAGAAACAGGCGTTCGAAGTCTTTCATTGCTTTATCCTCACTACGGCGTCAGCGCTGCCGATCATGGAGAAGATGCCGTCGGACAGGGCGATCTCTTCGCCGTTGTTGCGAATCTCGGCAACTGTGAAATATTCCCCCAGTAGCTTGGACCATACTTGCATTCCGACTTTTACTTCGCTGGCTTTAATACGCATTTTTCATTGTCCTGTTAAAAAGCCCGCATTAAGCGGGCTTGAATAGTGGGCTTTGCCCTTAACGGCGGCGACGTTTACGTGGCGCTTCGTCTTCGTCGTCGTCTTCGTCATCGTCATCACGACGTTTTGACTTTTTGGACTTACGCGGGCTTTCATCTTCGTCATCGTCGCCCAGGTCTTCGTCGGAACATGAAGACCCGCCACCGCCGAAGGCTTCGCCGTCATCACGGAAGCGCATACCCAGCAGACCACAGCCTAAGCCTTTGCCGTTGGTATTGTTCCAGGCCCAAATATCTAAGGAAACGTTGCAATAGCAACCGGAATAGATTTCCTTCCCTTCGATTTCGTCGCCGTCGATGGTCAGACCCTGCTCCGTCTGCTTCTCGCCTTCGGAAGTCTGGATGATCGGCTGTTTGAACGATTTGGCGTTGATGTACAACATGCCTTCGAATTCTTCGGTTACTTCGTCGCGCTCGTCACCGTCGCGAACTGCGCATTCCTTAGAATCCTGGGCGTAGTGGCGGTCCATCCACTTATCAGCATTCTTCTCGGATTTCAGCTTGTCGGTTAGCACTGCGCGCGCTGCCGCTTCCACTTTGTCCACCTGCGGATCTTCTTTATCAAGAAGAATCACTGCACGGTATGCCGGTTTTTGTCCATCCTGTTTAGGGGTATCACGTTCCCAAATTTTAAGGAAACATACGCGCACATTTTTCAGGTTGACTTTAGCCATTTTCCAATTCCTCATTTTCACATGTATCGGGGTTATTGGAAGCCACCCCGTTCGGCTTGGTTGCTAATTTACTTGGTTGCGCCTGAGCGGTCAAGCATTTTCATTAAAAAGATTTCGGGTAACGTAGTTGGTCGCGTTCTCGATCCAGCTTAACGGCGGGCGGTTGATGTTCTTCTCCACCCAATCGACGGCAGCTTCGCTATAGCCGTCATCCAGCCAGCGGGTCGGATGTCTAATCATCCATGCCACCATTAACACGCCTTGCACACAATGCAGGATAAAGCCCAGCGCGCCGATAACAAACATCAATAAGATTGCGAATACTTTATTCATTGCTTAAGTCCTCGTCAGTAGCTACAGACCACGCAGGGCGCGGGTCGTCGATGGGTGCTAATACCGGTTTAGCTGGTGCGCGCGTGATTTTATCACACAGCTTCGCCCATACTTTCGGCTTCTCGTCCTTCAATACCTTCTCGGCATCAGTAGGGCTGAGTAATGTTTCTTTGTACATCACATCGCGCTTGATCCGGGCCTTCGTGAAGATTTCAATCACTTCGCTTTCGTCCGCCCACTTGCGAATCCCTTCCTTACCTGCAACCATCTTGAGGCCCAGCGATTCGCCGTCGCCCGCCATCACAGCCTTGAATACCGCGGACTCGATAGCCTTGATGTGCTGGCGCATTGCGTCCAGGCCTTCATAAGCCTTGCGCAGTTCCGCGGCGGTCATAGCGCCGGGGGCCGCTTCTTTCTTGCCACGCTTCGCACGTCGTGCCGCTTTGCGGGCTTCGCGGGCCATATTGCGGTCGTGATTGGCGCATTCTTCCTCTGTCGCAATACTCACGTCGTCGCCCAGGTCTTCGTCTGTTGCCGTTGGTGGGGTCATCGTGCCGATTGCAGCCTTAGCGCGGGCGCTACACTGATCCGCAAATCTGCACCACTGACACGCATCAACGCTCGGTCGGAAGTCGGCGCGGGTGAGTCCCTTTTTTCCGCGGGAGTACGCTTCCAGGGCGGCGATAGCACGCTTGGACGCAAACTTAGCGAATATCTCCAGGGCTTCTACCGAAATATCCCACTCCGACGCCCCGCCGCAATACGGCTGGAAGATAACAAGGCGCACGGTTGTAATGTCGTACATAGTTTTCAGCTTGCGCAGCAAGCCCAGCGCATACAACATAAGCTGTTTGTTTTCTTTCGCCTCGACCTTATGCCGCCCCGTCTTCAGGTCGCCAACAATCAGCATGTACGTGCCGTCGGTCTTCTTCATGACCATGACCATATCGGCAGTACCGAACGTCTTAACCCGGTTGCCGTCGATCTCGAAGCCTGAGTGAAGGACGCGGGTCAGATCGGCGCGCATCTCAAGCTGAACAAACTCCGCCACTTCGAGGAGCGGTCGCCAGTGGTCGATGTACGCGTCGCACTGTTTCACCATGTCGTCGTTGACCAGTACGCCGCCTTTCGGTGCTTTCGGGTGGGCCTTTACCGGCCCCTTACCTTCGTTCTCTACGTAGCACCCTTTGTACGTCTTAGCGGTTATCAGCTTCTCCCCGGCAATGATGCGGTTTAGCACCACTTCAGATACGGTGTGCATACTCGTACCGTTAATCGCCGCTTGCCCGGATTCGTTCGGGATATCTTTTTCCACCACCAGGGCGGCGGGACACCCCATCCATTTTTTAGCACCGGATGGGCCAAGTAATGAGTGTTCCGTATTACTACCGGATTGCGTTTTACGTTTTGGTTTAATCGCCATTATTCCACCCGTGTAAACTGGACAATTACATATTTCACATTCGCCAAGCCCGCTTTTTCGACACGGCTGCGCACTTCATGCTGCGCATCGGTCCAGCACATCGAGGCGTCCTTGTTAACAACAAGAAAAGAGAAATGGTCGTTTAATTCGTGGCAAGTTGCCAGCACGAAAAATTTCATTATTTTGTCTCCCAGCGGTCAATTGTTTTTGCTTCGGATGCAACGGCGAAGCGAACATATTCCAGATTGGAGTCAGCCCAAATATAAAAATCGGGGTTAGTAAAGGTGGTGCGCTTAATTTGCGCGGGGGTGTTGCGGCGTTTATCTATTACGGCAACGCGGGATTGAAAGCTGCCGATGCGTTCGAATAGCCAATAGTACGGGCGCTGGTCGCGGGAATCCACCGCCTCGATTAGCGTGAATCGTGCCATTGTCTCGTCCTCTAAAAAGAGGCCCGCTAATATGCGGGCCGGATAATATTAATCTTCACCGCCGAGTTGTTTATAAACCTCGTCCGGGTCGTCGCCTCTTTCTTCGCAGAAGGCGGTGAATGCCGCCCAATTTTCTGCTATGAAATCGAGCATGATTCTCATTTCATAGTCCATGATATTAATCTTCCAGTTCGAAATAAGTTTCGACGATTTCTTTTAGCTCTTTGTGGAAGTCTTCGACGTCGTCATCTTCCAGCTTAGCGATTGATTTGATCTCGAACGATTCCAGAAGGTCGTCGAATTCGTCGTTCGCATCGTCGTCATCGCCACCGGCGATAATCGCGGCATACTGTTTGATTTCGTCGCGCATCTCCGCCAGCGGATCGGCATCTTTCTTACCTTTGCCTTTCGCCGGTGCTTTCTTAGACTTAGCCGGTTTTTCGTCTTCGGCATCGGCATCGTCGTCGTCATCTTCTACGACTTCTTTTTTGGCCTTACCTTTCGCCGGTGCTTTTTTGGTTTTCGCCGGGGCTTCGTCTTCAGCGTCGTCATCTTCTACGACTTCTTTTTTGGCCTTAGACGGCTTCTTGTCTTCCTGTTTACCAACGGCAGCGCCAACGGTTTCATAATGCTTAGCGATGATTTCCAGTGCTACTACGCCGCGAGTGATCAGGTTTACGATTTGCTCAAACATGGTATATCTCCGATTGGTTAAGTTTAGGTGTCGACCATTAACTTCGTCGGTGGCCTTAACATAGTGCCAGGTTACGCGTTCTCCCGTTCGGGTAGTGGACCTGGTTATATAATCACGGTTGGGAATCCTGACACTTCGATCCGGCCCCTGCGTTGCCCCTCTCCAGTTTGCGTCCTGCATCCTGTCGACGAGGTGAATATTAGATTGGTTGCAGAAGGGAGTCAACAACTAATTTAAAAAAAAAAAGCGCCGAAGCAAAATGCGACGGCGCTAACCAATAAGAGACAATGAGACGGGAGTATTATTACACGCGTGCGCGCCCGTTTCAATATCCCAAAGGAGTTGACACCCTGCGGTTTTAGGTGTAGTTTCATTGGTCATTAACCAACCGGAGACAGAATAATGAATATCAACGACGCAATCGAAATGCTAACGAAGACTGTCTGCAGTGAGACTAGCCGGTCCTGGGCGTATACCGATGCCGTGGGGGCGGTGCTATTTGAAATCGAACGTCTGCGACTTACCGAAAAAGAATTGCGCGCGAAGCTGGAATTACTCAACGGTACGGCAGCCAGCAAGCTGCAAAAGCACAATGAAGAAATGGAAGAATACAAAAAACAGGTTATCCGTTTGCGCGCCGAGGGAAAATCCTGGGCGATGATCGCTGAGTTGACAGGAATTAATCAGAGCACCGTGCGCTCCTGGGTACGCAATAACAAAACTTCGAAGTAAGGCAACGGCAATGAGCTTAATTAAATTCGCTGTAACACGACCCGCTAAAAAAGGCGAAAAAGCCAGGGCGGAAAACTTCCAGATGACCACCGATGAATTTTTCGAATTTATCAATGACGCGAAAGAAATATCATCGGTGCATATCAACAAGACCGAGGATAAAGCGGAGTATGCGCGCCGCAAGCGTAAGGCCGATGGCATCGTAGCGTATACCAGTGACGGCTTACGCCGCAAGACCAGCGCGGTGGACCGCTCGATCCTGTTCTTTGATATTGACCGCACCGACACTCGCACCTTACGCCGCTGCCGTAAGGCGTTCATTGACGCGGGTCTGGAACACGTATTCCACACAACCACCGGCGACCGCCACCCGCTTAAAGGCGGCACGCGTTGCGCTCGCTTCCTGGTACTCACTGATAAGCCGGTCCCGGCTGAAGACCTGGGCCGTGTCCAGTATGCGCTATTACATCAACTTGGTCTGTCGGATGTGGACTTCGACGATTGCACGAAAGACACAAACCGCCTGATGTACCTGCCGCACCAGCAATCGGTTATTAAGTGCCACTACGGCAAACGTGCCCGCGTCCGTCGTCTGCTTCGCCTGGCGGATACGCTTGGCGTGGAGAAGGAAGAAGTACGCCGCGAGCTTACCCAGGGCGACGACGCAGTGGCGGACGGGATTCTGGACTGGTGCTTCCAGGCAGGATTTGAGGAGTTATCTTCCGGTCGCGGTTATGAAGTGCCATGCCCGAACGAACATCTGCACAGCGGCGAAGGGTCGACGGCTATCATGGTCAAGGATGGCGAGATCCGTTTCAAGTGTATGCACACAGGCAACGAGTGTTGCTCTGAGCTAAATAGACACCAGCACCTGGCGCTACGTCTTATCGGGATACCGGACCACCTGAACGTCGAGCCGCACAACATGTCGCGTAAGCAAATCGCCGCCATCCTGCCAGGTCTGGACGACGAGGAAGTCGAATCCTTATATGATCATATTGTTGATGCAGTTGGCGACGGCGAAGAATACGGCGTGTGCACCGATGCGGATCTGGATAACGAGCCGGTCGCACTATTCAGTAAGCACGACCCGATCATCGAAGGCCTGGTCAACTTCAAATCGACCTGGTACATGGCTGGCGAGTCGAACATCGGTAAATCGTTCTACGTGCTGGGCCAAATGGGCGCGGTTGCCGCGGGGATTCCGTTCGGCGGTGCGAAGGTCGTCCAGTCTCATTGCTTCTATTTCGACGCGGAAGGTGGCGAAGCCTCCAACCAGCGTAAGGAAGCATTGCAGATCAAATATGAGCACGACCTGGACAAGCTGCACATTATTGACCTGCAATCACGCGGCTGGGATATCACCAGCAAATCAGGCTTGCGTGAAGTTATCAGCTTCATCAACCGCACCGCTAACGGCGAGCCGGTTGGCCTGGTGGCGTTCGACTCACTCAACCAGACTGTTGCGCTGCGGTCCGCCGATGCAAAACCGTTCGACGAGAACAACGCCAGCGATATGGGCGAAGTGGTCAAAGCGCTGAAGGCCATTGCGGAAAATACAGGCGGCAGTGCGGGCGTCATCCACCACCCGGCGAAAGGTGCAAACGGCCGCAGATCTCCCCGTGGGTCCGGCGCGCTGCATGGTGCTGTCGATTCTGCGTTCTTCCTGGAGCAACCGGACGACAACCAGCCAGGTCAATTGAACCTGTATCACGAAAAGGCACGTAACGGCATCAAGCAAGCGCCGCGCGGCTTCGTCCTGCTCAAGTGCAAGGTTAAGGTGGATCTCCGCAAGTCCGAAGCGTTCGAAGCCCACCAGTCCACCAGCACCGGGCCAGACTTCGGCGATGTGGTTGCCGGTTGGGACGTCAAACCAATTGCGTCCACCCCGCGCGACGAGACTCTATACCTCGTACCGGTAGCCCTGGCACCGTTCGCGATAGAACAGGCGAAGGCGGCGGGCAAAGCCGCAGTTAAGGAAGAGAACACCGCCGGTCCGCGCAACGAAAAAGAGAAAGTGCTTTATGCGGCCCTGGAAAAACTGATGGCAGATAACCCTGACCATACTGGATTCAGTAAATCGGCAATTGTACGCCAGGCGGGACTCGCTAAGGGTGGCACTTCGACGAAGGCAATCGACGATATGGTCGAGCGCGGCGTGATTGGTTTCTATACAGACCCGCACACCGGGGCCATATATGGGTCGTCGAATTTAGTCATCAAATCGGAGATCCCCATAACGCTTTCGGCGACCGATGACGACCTGAAAGACTAAATCCTATTTTGAGTGTTTTTAGCTGGTCGCATTGGTTGCCGTGCAGTATAAATATAGTGAATAGTTATGCAATAAAACTGCATAAAGTAAGCGGGACAAAAAGCGGGACAAACTTGGGGCGGGACAAAGCGGGACAGCACCCCCGTCCCGCCCCGGATGACGCGGCCTGGAGAGGAGCGGGACAGGCGGGACAACTCCCAGTCTTTCAGACTAGACGGGGGTCAGCGGCCCCCCTCGTCTGAGACTGCATAAAATCCGGGATTGCAAAATACACGGCAGCACATTGGAAATCGCGGTCGTCGATGAACTGGGCAACCAATGCGAGTTGCAGAATGTGGTGTGAAAAATGCAGTTTGCAGTCACAGCTGATAGCGATCAACTTTTTCATGCGCATGATTAATATTGGTTGCATTCATGCCAGCACCCTGCTAGATTGGTTGCACACCAACATGAGGGCTGAACAATGAAAGCGATTATCTGGAATTACGCAATGGCTATGGCGAAGGCACAAGAAGCGGCGGAGTTCGCCGGGGAGGGGGCGGAAGCAGTAGAGAGACTATCGGCAGCGTGGTCCGTTGTTCGCGTCACGCAGCAGGCCATCGCCTGTATGCTTGAGCGCCGCTTCGACACGATGGCGGAGATCCAGCCGTTGGCGAACGCTATCCAGGACTACGCGCTTGCATTTGCCCGTGAACGCCTGGCGTATCGCTTCGGGATCGGAGAGACGGCAGTGACAAACGTTGCCCGGATTAAAGCCCAGCGTGAGCTATTCGCCCAGCTTGCGAAATAAGAGGCCAAAATGACCCGTAGACGCGCAAAACAGCTTTCGTGGCATATCCCCCTGCATTGCATACGAATATGGGCTAAGAATGCGAATGCGGGGGACTCTGTGTACTGGTGCTATCGCGACGACGTTAAGCCGTTGACGCAGACTCGCTACTTGCACCAGTTCGCCGCGCAACATGATTTCTATGTGCGGACCTCCTTGCAACCAATGGGGATCCGTATTACATTACGCCGGAAGCCCGCAGTCGAGCGGGTAGGCAAACACTGGAGACTGAGCAAATGAAATTACTATTCCGCCGAAAATCAGATGGCCGCATTCTTAAGCCAATACAGACCCTTGACACCCATGTGCGACTTCACCACGCCGCAAGCGATCGTGTCTGGTGGGCGAATAAGGCAAAGCTGCCGGAGAAATACGAAATCCTCACGCATGATATTGAGCGCGGCGATGTGCTGCGTGATATTCGCGACGGGCAATTGTGGGTCGTTGAGCACACCAGCCAGCACGGCTTGCGTATGCAAACCCGCAAGGGCGGAGTAGTGGGTAACATACAGAGGGTTATGACGTACTTCGGGCTAATCCACTACGAGCGCGTGGGGCGCAAATACTGCCTGCGCAACCGCCAGCCTCATGAGCGCGCAACCTACGACTCCCACCAGGTGCAAGCGAAGATGGGCCGCGCCGTACACCAAATCGTCAATCGCTTTGATGCCGTGACGAACGCACAACGCCATGCGCAGGAATACGGTGTTGGATTCATCCAGGTGGAACGAGACGGCAGCATGAAAGCCATCGACCCGCGCTCGGTGATTCTGAAATGAGTGCGACGATCCGTGATATGCTTCAGCACAACCGCTTTGAAATAGGCGGTCGGGTATTTCGAAATTACTTCGTGGCGCGTGCATGGGCGCGCCATATTGGCAAACCGGAAGGGGAAATTCGATGCTATACGTCTTCGCGGTAGTATGTGGCGGTAGTCTGGCGGCCCTGGTGCTGTTGGCGTCGGTTATTAGTCTGGTTAAATACCTATGGGGCAGATTATGATTCATGATGTGATTTATTGGTTTGGTATGGCCAGCATGTTATGCCTGGTTACGGGAGTGCTGGGCGCAATATGGGTATTCCTGGTATGGCCTGCGGTGGAAGCTGCCAGCATTACCCGGATGACATTCGAGATCTACAAGCGCCGTGGAATAACGGAGCACCCGACCAGGCTTCGGATGTGGTGGCTGTGGTATCGGGATATGATAGGCGGTCGAACATTCGAAGCCGTCCGCTCATCCGGGTGGGAGTGGAAAGCCGTCGGCAAGTGGTCCGTTTTCGATTAATTATGCAAGCGTGATATAGTCCCAGTGAGCTAAAACTTACTGGGACTTTTTTATGGATAAGCTAAACGAGTGGCTATTCGCCCTGGCATGTCTGGCGGGTGGCTTCGTAGGCGCACGCATTCATGGTGAGGCTACGAAGGGGCCACTAAACTTCGTTTTGTATGTTGTAGTTGGCTTCTTGTGTGCCATATTTGGCGCACCGGCTATTGCCGAGTGGGCTGGTTTGTCGGGTGAGCGCACTGTCGCCGGTTTAGGCTTCGTAACCGCAATCTTCTGGATGCCAATCGCCGACCGGATCAGGGAGACTATTGCGTCGTTCCGACTTCCGGGGGGCGCAAAATGATTATCTCCGTCCTGTTGTTTGTTATCATCGGGGCTTCGTCCCTGTTTAACGTGTATGCGCCGTCCGTCCGGGATGGCATTTTCGGTCGGGTGCTGTATCTGTTAACGGCAATGGTCTGTATTATCGGATTGCTGCAAACAGGAGACGTATCTGATACCACATGGACCGCGTTAATCTGGCTGTTTGCATTGCGCACCCTGCGTAATGCTGTTTTGAATGGGGTAAAACATGCGATTCAGTGATAACGGTCTACGATTTACGGCAGCCTGGGAGGCTTTCAGCCCGGTGCCGTATTTCGCGACCAAGAAAGAGCAGGCCCGCGGCCTGTACACCTGGGGTTATGGTCATACCGGCACTAATCCGCCTCGAAGCATTACCCGCGAGGAAGCGCTGGCACTGCTCAAGCGCGATGTGGCGTATGCTGAGGACTGGGTTAACAAATACGCACATCCGAGCATTAACCAGGCGCAATTCGACGCGCTGGTGGACCTGGTAATCAACGCCGGTCCTGGTCCGATCGTACCGGATGACGTCGCGAATGATTTCGATGATGCGGTACGGTTGGGCGACTGGGCGAAGGTCCGTGCTACGCTGCCGCAGTTCCGCAAGCAAGGCGGCGAAGTGCTTAAGGGTCTGGTACGCCGTGCAATCGGCAGACAGGCGTTGTTTGATGGTAAGCAGTGGGACGTTGCCGAACGAATCGGTCGTAACGCTGCATAATACGAGGTAACACAGTATGTTAAAAAGCATTCTTGATCATAATGCGGACGCGCTTGCCGCACTGGCTAAAACCGAAGACCCAGGCGCACGCGCTATCATAGCGGACTCTATCAACCACGCTGGGGTCTTCGATGCGAAGCTGCCAAGCCCACCACCGCAGGAGGAATCTGGTCCTGCAGCGTAAACAATCAAGCCCGGAATTAACCGGGCTTTTTATTGCTTGACTTGCAACCAACATAGACTCTATACTGCGACCAATCAACGAGAGGAGTAATCAAGATGGCACGTAAAGATATTTGGGTATTAGCGATCTGGACCACCACGGCTTTTATCGACATGGTTATTTGCGAATTGATATAGCCCGCCGCCATACGGACCGTGGTATATTGTCCGCGGTCCACTAATCAGGAATTAATTAAATATGCACCCGCAAACTAAAATTACCGATGAGCAATTGATCGCAGAAATTCAGGAAGGGACTACAGTTAAAGAGATTGCGAAGAAGTACGGCATCGCACTTCGAAATGTCTATATGCGCAAAGCCCGCCTGTCTAAAAAGGGGATTGGTCACGGCAATGATGCAGTGATCCGTAAGCGCGTTGCCGATGGTTTTGGGGTTAAGCGCGTATCGGCCCTGGTGCGCGGCAATGGCGAAGAGGTCATGTCGTGGGTCATCACTGAGCAGGACAAAGAGCGCCAACTCGAAGCTATGCGCGCTGTTGTCGATGGTATGAACAGCGAAATCACACCGGCAGCGCCAGTAAAAGCCCCGCCAGTCCCAGTCCAGGCACTCGACTTGCTCAACCTGTACACCGTGTCAGACTTTCACCTGGGAATGCTGGCATGGGGTGAGGAGACTGGCGAAGACTGGGATATGGCGATTGCTGAAGACCTGTTCTACCGCTGGTTTGTCGAAGCCTTCGCCCGCGCACCGGACGCAGGAACTGCCGTTATCAATATCCTCGGGGATATGGCCCACTTTGATAGCCTTGATGCCGTCACACCGGCAAGCGGTCACGTACTGGACGCCGACACACGATACCAGAAGTTGGTCCGCTATATGATTCGCATGGTGCGCAACGTGGTAGACCTGGCGCTGCAAAAACACCACAAAGTAAAACTGCTAATCGTCCAGGGTAATCATGACGAATCTGGTATGATTTGGCTTGCTGAGATGTTCAATACCTTGTATGAGAACGAGCCGCGCGTCGATGTGGACACGTCACCGGACGTCTACAAAATGGTGCAGCACGGTAAGACTACGCTATTTTTCCACCACGGGCACAAAGCGCGATTCGATGTTATCGAGCAGGTTATGATCGCTAAATTCAGACAGGCGTTCGGGGCGAGCGAATACAGCTACGCGCACGTAGGCCATTTGCACCACCAGAAGATTGTTGAATCCCGCAACATGATTGTCGAACAGCACAGGACGCTCGCAGCGAAAGACGCCTACGCCAGTCGTGGCGGCTGGATGAGCGGTCGCAGCGCAAACGTCATCACCTATAGCGCCAACTACGGAGAAGTAGCGCGCTTAACCATTAGCCCGGAAATGTTGAAATGATCAGACAAGTATTCATGAGCACGCAGGCCGCACGCCTGAAAGAACTACGCAAACAACTGGAAGGATTGCGCCGATTCGAACGAACGGCAGCGGCAGTCGGTATGTCGATGGATGAGCGAATCGAGATACTGTCGCAAATACGCTACACAGAGGGCGCTATACGCGAAGTACAAAGCATGTCAACCCGATACTACGGGCGCGACGTTTAAACCGCATAGCCTGCCGATTTGGTGGGCTTTTTTGTGCCTGT